ACGAATGATGCGAGTAGCATCTGGCAGTGCTCTGTCGCATCCCGCCGGTTGTTCGAGGCTGCGAAACCTCGGCCCCTTTGGGCAGAGCACTCCCAGATGCCCAGCAGATCCGCTGCTGGGGCCGGTGCTACTCAGGAGGCTGGTAGTTCATCCACGCTTTCGGCGTGGCATATTTTTCGCCAGCCCTTTCAAGGCATGCAGTGTCAAACAGCTCTTGCGCCGTCTGCAGCCGGTAGCCCGGAGCAAGGCGAGGAAGATCATTCTTTTCAAATTCATCAATGCGCGCGGCAATAACTGCTGGCGTCGCGTATTGCCCGAAACCAAGGTCGATGGTCGCAACCCCTCGGGCCTCGCCATCATCGCTAATGATGTGAACCTTTATCTCTGTCTCTACCGGGCCGTGAGGGGCTTTCAGTGTCATCGCTGTTCTCCTGTTGTGCTTCCCGATGCCGGCTCAATGAACCGGCATGAGGAAATCTGTTGCCTCCGTTATGCGGCACGGTGGGCTGGCCTGCCTTCCGGCTTTCGGGGGACCTGTGGTCCCGACAGTCGGCCACGTCTCCCTGCCGACACTCACTTGCCCAGTTCAACGCTGCACTGGCGGGGTGAGGCATCCCCTGTACCGGATTTGGGCTCCGGCTCGCTGCCCTGGCCGTTGGTGCTGGCTTGGGACAAACATTAACCGCCGGTTTTAATGTCGTCAATACCGCCGGTTAATTTATTTTCACGCAGGCAAAAGAAAACCCGCCGAAGCGGGCTTGGGGCTGGGCACAAAAAGCCCGCGCGGGGCGGGCTTGGGGTGGCAGGTCGGTTACTTTTTCTTGTCCAGCTTCTTGAACTCTCTGCTGGACGCTTTAAGGTCGCCACGAACCTCGGCTATATTCCTGGCCGGCGGCAAGGTCTCTGGGCGGGTACCGCTAATATTGATCATTGTGTCCCGGACCGTGCGCCCGACTGCTTCGGCAGTTTGCTCCAAATTGCGCTGACCCTGGATGCCTTGGTTTTTGATTCTTGCCTCGGTCTGCGTGATGCGGAAAAGGTTAGCAGCCAGCTCTTCGCCTCCCATTACGTCCAGAACAGACCCCTTTACGACCCCTTTGCGCAACTTCAAGTCGCTGAGGTTCATGTTGTAGAGCCCGCGATACCCTGCGTTTTGGAAGAAGGCGTAATTTTGAACGCCGGCAGCGTGTGCCGTTTTGCTCAGCATCTTCTCGTTTACCGTGATGTCATCCCGGATGGCTACTCGCTCGACGTCTTCTGCCTGCTCTACATAACGCTGAAAGCTCTCTGCGAGCACCGCGAAGTAAGCTTGGGCCCTGGCAATTTCTGGTTTTCTCGCGTCGCCATTCATTGCCACCAGGTAGCAAGCGAACCTGGAGAGCTTGAAGTCTGGGCTTCGGCGCCCGTTGACGTCGCGCTCTAGCTGCTGGAAATTGTCCTGAACAGGGATATTGAGAGTGATGCAAACGCCCAAGGCTTTATTGATCACTTTGCTGAAAAGAGACCATTCGGAATACCCGAGCATTTCCATAAACTCACGGGCATACCAGTGCGTTATGCCATTCTCTCTGGCGAGCGCATTGAAGTGCGGCCGGCTGTCGTCAAAATGGAATACGTCGGTATCGGTCATGGGGAAAGCCAGGTCCATTTGATTCTTGGTTGGATCGCTCATTGTAGTCCCTTTAGAGTCGAGTCAAAACGAATAAGTGCCCAATTGGCTGATCAGCCGACCAGCTGAGTTGCGCCAATCACCACCCCACAAACCACCAGCACCATCACCGCCTCAAGCGCCTGCCGCCTTGCCCAGCGCTTACCCTCAAACAGGGCCTGCCAGAAGTGGAGGCCGAACATCAGGCTTTGCTGTCATCTGTCGCTGGTCGCACCACCAGGTACTCATAGCCGAAGGCAAAGCCGAACGTCAGCAACCCTGCGGGGATGTCGTGCAGGTTGTACCGACCGATCAGCCAAAGGTTGAACAGCAGGATTGCGCCGCCGATTAGGCGCAGCTTGGTTTTCTTTTGCATGAACACCTCCGTGTGAGCCGCGCTCGATCAGAGCTTCTTGCCGTTCCACACCATGATTGCGCGGGCGTGAAAGATCACGTCTTCGGCATTGACGATAAAGGGGTCGTGGTTGCGGTTGTCCGAAATAATCTTCAGTTCAGTCTTGCTGACCTTCTGGACACGCTTGATGTAGGCGAGGTTGTCCCAGGTGAGCAGGTACACGCCGTCAGAGACAAAATCGGTCACGCCGCAGTCAACGAAGATCGGGTCGCCGTGGTTGATGGTTGGTTCCATGCTCTGACCCCAGCCAGTGACCACGGCCAGCTTTGACGCACTGGTGTAGCTGACGCCAGCCGACTCGAAGAACGAGCGGTGGATGGTTATCTCGCGCAGCACGTCCAGGTATTCGGCTGGCACCTGGCCGCCGCCGAGCGAGCCCCTGAAATCATATTGCTTTATGCGCAGCTCGCCTTCGCGCAGCGGCTTCTTTGTGAAGTCGGCGGCAATGACATTGCCCGTGAGATTAACTGCCTTGTTGATCATTTCTGCCTCCCTGGCAAGTCGCGGACTGAAGCTCTCGATAGGCTCGCCCAACTCGTTCGACAGCACCGCCGCGAACTGAACATTCAGAGCGTTTATCCCCTTGAAGTAAAGATTCACGGCTGCAGGCGTCATGCCGGCCGCCTCAGCAATCGATCTCTGACTTAGGCCGAGCAGCTTTTTTTTGGCAAGGAACAGCTCATGCGCTGCTTCGCACTCGGCAAGTCTGTCTGGGGGTAGTGGGCGCTTCTTCGTCATCCCGCAAATCTATAACCAATGGTTAACAAAAAGAAGAAACCGCCGGTATTGATAAAAAGCTAACCGATGGTTAACATTCTGGGTGAGGACCATTCAGAGGAAGGCCCAATGAAACAAATCACGCTGAACGAACTGGTTGAGGTTCGCAGCCAATCCGAAGTAGCCCGACTTCTCGGGGTATCCGCACCAGCGATCACAAAGGCGATCAAGTCCGGACGCACGATTCTGGTCACTGAGCATGACGACGGGACGCTTGAGGCAGAAGAGCTGCGCCCATTCCCGTCGACCAAAAAGAACAAAGCCGCCTGACCACGATTGCATGGTGGCAGCCGCAGCGTCGTGCCACCACGGAAACTTTGCCGAGGTTTTACCGATGGAAGACTTCTTGCGGTCCTGTCACAACACCGTGAAAGACCACGACGCGAAGAAGCTGGCCGCGAAAATGGGGCTGGCTCATGTAAGTCTGCTGAAGCGCGCGAACCCTGACGACGACGGGAATCACCTGACGATCGAACACCTGTATGGCGTGCTGCTGCATACCAGTGATATGCGGCCGCTGCACGCGCTTGCATCAGAGTTCGGGTACCGCCTGGATAAAGCGCCAGAGAACGCCGGTGGCGATATGCGCGAGCAGTTGCTCAATGTCAGCGTGCAGGTTGCTGACGTGGTGACAGCCGCGGCTCATGTGATCGAGAGCCACCGCTTCACGGCCTCGGACCAGCGCAAGCTCAACAAAGAGATTGACGAAGCAGTCGAGGCGCTGCTGTCCCTGAAGTCCGCGAGCAGGGCGGTCTGACATGCCGTCATTCCAGATCAACGACGAAGAGTGGGGGGCTTTCTACGGTGAGCACTCAGACCTCTTTCGCGTCTACTGCGCCATACGCCGGTATATGAACTACCGCACGGGCGTGTCAGGCCTTGAGCGGCGAATCAGTGAGCAGATGCTTTCTGAGACGCTGTACATCGAGCCGTTGAGAGGGCGACACAAATCAGGCTCACCAACTCGCCAGCACGTCCGATCGCTGCTTTCCAGGCTGATCACCAAGGGAATCATGGTTCAAGTGGGGCCAATGGTTTACGAGCTTCCGCTAGCCACTAGGGATAGTTCGTTCAAATCATCAGCAACCAATGAGCAACCAGATCAGCAACCAGATCAGCAACCGATCAACAACCACGATGAACTCAGTAATGGCGCGGGTTTCAGCGCAGACGAAAGCCTATCAGCAACCGGATCAGAATCAGCCAACTTCCTGATCAGCAACCTACCTCCGGATACCGGAACTACACCACCACCATCAGGGCGCGCGCCGAAACGATTTGCCATGCACCCGGAGTGGCAGCCGGATCCCAAAACGTTCAAGGCCGTTTTGCACATGAACGGTCTGACCAGCGTGACGCTCGATGCAGATGTTCTGCTTGAGTTCCGGTCCTTCTGGACCGCGTCGCCAGACGAGCACCGAACGCAAGCCAAGTGGGAGCACGCACTAGCTCAACGCCTGAAGGAGAACTATCGCAATGGCCAATCTCAAACCTCCAAGCCCTCAGCAGGGCAGCGCACTGGCAAAAAAGGCGCTAGCTCAGCCGTCGACCGCGTCAAACGGAACATCGCCAACCGACAAGCAGCCGAAGCTGGCGCAGACTCTGCTGGACAAGCTCTGGCTGAAGATGACGGAGATGTATGGAACACGCTGGACGGCGAGTGTCGGCGATTGCCCTGACCAGGATCATGCGTGGTCGACTGTGTTGGGCGGCCTGAACGGCCGGGAGATTGCCAACGGGCTTGGCGTGCTGGTCGAGCGCGCGTTGGAGTGGCCACCATCAGCACCTGAGTTCCGGCGCATGTGCCTGCATATTCCCGGGCTGCCATCCGCCGTTGAAGCGTGGGCCCAGGCTTTGAGCGGGAGCTACACCCATGAAACGGTCAAGGTGGCCGCGGAGCTGACCGGCACGTTCGAGCTGCGCAAGGCCCGGTTGTGCGATCGCCATCTGCAGCAGCAGTTTGATCGCAACTTTGCGATTGTCTGCCAGCGTCTGCGCAAGGGCGAGCCTTTGGGCGTCGAGGTGCTGGCCGGGATTGGTCACGACAGCCAGAAGTCACCGGCAGAGCTGTCGAACGAGTACCACGAGCAGCTGCTTCGCCAGCGCATTGAGCAACAAGGCGTGCCGTCCGACCCCGCTGCAGCCCGTGCTGCGATGCTGGCGGCTCTCGGCATCAAGCGTGACAGCCATGCAAGCCACTAAGCCGAAGCGTGCGAAAAAGCCGAGCCGGCCTGTGTATTTTCAGGTCCGGCGGCTTGTTGATCCTGAGACTGGCGAGGAGGTCGGCGCTCTGGTGCCTCGGCATCGGATTGACCAGCGGATCATGCGCGAGCGTGGTTACTGCGTTGGCAACGAGCTGCGGGCCGACCTGAAGAAGCCCCGCAATTCCGGCTTCCACCGCATGGTGCATTCGCTCGGAGCGTTGGCCGCGGATCACATCGAGGAGTTCACCGGCGTCGATTGCCACGAGGTCATCAAGCGCCTGCAGCGTGAGTCGGGTGTGTGCTGTGAGGTGCAGGACATCGTTTTGCCTGGCATCGGCACCATTCAGGTCAATGTCGCCAAGACGATCGCCTATGACGAGATGGACGAGGGCGAGTTTCAGGCGCTCTGGAAAGGTATCTGCCAGCACATCAGCGACCGGTACTGGCCGAACATGGATCAGGACCAGATTGCCGAGATGGCCAAGTTCATGCCGGAGGCCGTGTGAAGGGCGCGTCTGTTTCCGCTGCCCAGCAGGCCTATTGGTCGCTGCTGTGTGACCGCGTCGGTTGTATCGCATGCCGCGCAGATGACCGGCTGAACAACTGGTGCTCAATCCATCACATCGACGGTCGCACCAAGCCTGACGCCCACTGGCTGGTGCTTCCGCTCTGCGCACCGCATCACCAGGGTGCCGGCGGTAACGCCATCGCCGTGCACATCAACAAGTTCCGCTTTGAACAGCAATACGGGAGCCAGCTGGTTCTGATGCGCCAGTGCGCTGAGATTCTGGCCGCCAAGGGGTTCGTTCTGCCAGATCCAGTGCTGGGCATTCTTGCTGCGCATCCCGATACCAGAGGAGTTACCAGATGCGAGCTGTGACGTTTGTTGTGCCCGGCCAACCGGTCGGAAAGGGAAGGCCGCGAATTGGCAAGATCGGCACGCATGCCCGTTTGTTCACGCCAGAGAAGACGGTGAACTACGAAGGGCTGGTGGCCATGGCTGCGCAGCAAGCGATGCAGGGCAGGGAGCTGATCACCGGGCCGGTAATGGTCGAGATGGATATAACCGTCCAGATCCCTCAGTCGTGGTCGAAAAAGCGGAAATCCCAGGCGCTGGCCGGCGAGATATTCCCGACCACCAAGCCGGACAAGGACAACGTCATCAAGGCGATCTACGACGGCATCAACGGGATTGTCTGGAAGGACGAC